ACAAGATCAGCCATTACTAGCGAATCAATGTTTGTGCCACGCTCCAATGATTGACGAGAAACATTTTGCATACCTGCAAAAGTCTTTACAGTCAAGTCTAGTTTCGTGTCATCCATGTTCGTTTCCTGAACGGCTGCGCCTTCAGTCTGAAGTGCTGTTGCTGAACCTGTGGTCACTTTGCTAATTGAAAGTGTCAAGCCCTCTGCTGGCAGTGCGTGCTTGCGAGCAAGGTCTGCTGTTACACGACCTGCACGAGCGAACGGTGCTGCAAGATCAGTCAAGAACTGCGGAACCATCAAGCCAGCAAAGTTTGCTGAAGTGACATCACGGCGTTCAATCTGCTCTTCTTGCATGTGTCGTGCGAGACGAGCCTGTGCAGCGAAGTCATTGTTGAACTGTGCTGCATAAGCATCTCTAATAAAAGATGTTGGTGCTTGTGGTGCGTAGGTGCGTGCCTCTGATTTAACGACAGTGCTTGCTACGGCAACATCAAACTTCTTTTCTTTGCGAAGTTCTGCTGCTTCTGCTGAACGCTTTTCAAGTTCAAGATGTTTTTCAATTTGTTCGTCAAGTGAACGAACATCAGCAAGTGCTGAGTTGATTTCTGCATCTTGTTCTGGTGTTAAATCAACAACCAAATCTTGTGCTGCTGTAACAATCGCTTGTGCTTTATCAAGCATTGCGTCACGCTTTTCAATAAGTGTTTTGCTAAATGACATTATGACCTCCAATGGTCAAATCGGTTTATGGTTTGACGAGTGTTAGAGGTAGTGACCCGTTCTAGGGTCGGCTGACTAACGGCTGCGATACTTCTGTAATGCAATTTGGTTTTTACGCAAAAGCAATCCAGTAGTAACGGGAACTGTAACACAGACATTTTTGTTGCGCAACTCTGCAACGGTTTCCTCATAAGCAGGGAAGGTTACAACGGAAACATCAAACAACTGAACTTCACGCAACTCTCTTACGCTACGGTCATCGTTCCAATTATCTTTTACAGTACGAAATGCGAAAGACATTTGTGACAGATCGCCACGCTTCATCGCAGACATAATGCGTGCTGCGTCAGGGTTGCTTGGATCAAGTTTGGCTTCCATACGCAAACCACGCTCATCCTCAACCAATGTCATTGTTCCTGATTTTGTGCGTGCTAGTGGTACACCCTCGTGATCTACAAGCAACCGAACATCTGCGCCATCGTTCAAAGTTTTAGAAAATGCGCCACGCTTCACATACTCTGTGAATGGCATTGGCTCTGAAGGAGAATCCCAAATTGCTGCATAGCCAACAATGGTGTTACCGTCTGACTCTGCACGCAACTCTAAATTAGAATACGCAATGCTGCGCTTCTCATTGATATCTGTTGCTACCCATTGCATCGTGTCAGTCATAATTTGCCAATCATACTTGTTTATTGAGTTTGTTTCTACAGCGTCTAATCTTTCCACAATACCGTAAGCATAATCCATTGTTCTTTGTGCTTCAGTTTTGGTTGATCCTCCACCCCATAACAACATTGCTACAAGACCAGCAGTAATTTCATCACCTTGAATAGCATCCAAATCGCCCATATGTCTAGCGATCCATGCACCAATCTTGCGCCACTTCTCCTCAGTAACAATACCTGAAACCATTTTGCGTGCATCCTCAACGGTTTGAGGTTTCAATCCATCACCACTAAAACCTTCTTCGTGCAATCTCAATCCTCGTCTAGCGTTCTCACGCATAAATGCAGGTGGCTTCAAGTTTATTGCTCGCAAACTATTTTCTGTTTCCTCATCAGCCATATCAATTTCGGAAGGATCAACGACCTCAATACCTAATTGTGCATATGCTTCACGAGCATCTGCATCGTTCTCTATTGCTTTATCAATACTTTTTCCGTCAGCGATCAACGCTTCTGCAACACCCTTTTTGTATTCTGCACTATCAACTGTTTCGTCTTGTCTCATAACTAGACGGTCATATTTGACACCAGCATCAGATAACGCAGCAACAGTTGCTTCACGATCTGCTTCTAGTCTGCCTGTAACAATCACAACAAGATATTCAGAGTAATCGTTGTTCACATAGTCAATAACTTTTTGTATTGGCTGAACACCATTCTGAAGCAGAGTGTCATCAATATCAACAATCAAAACTTCCTCTGAACCACCAATACGCACTTCGCCCAATGGTTCAAGATTTTCTGCTAACGACAAAGCAACCATTTGGTCTATCGCATCTTGTTTTGTTGCGTGACAAGTAATTGTTTCTGTGATGTTGTCGTAACTTTTTACTGTTGCCCAATTAGCGCAATCAGGTTGCGTTGCAGATATTCCGTATGGCATGATCAGTCCACATCTGGCGTTAAGACACGGATGTTTGTAGTTCCCGTATTAGTAATACCGTAAAGAGTTTCACCAAATGGAACTTCAACTGTCATCGTTGTATTGTTTGGCAAATGCAAACCACTAGAAACAGTTACTCCGATATCACCAAGATATGTGCTGCCACTTGTTGAATGTAAATAACAAATACGAGGTCGGTTATCTGCTGCAACAATTAAAGTTGCTGTAGTCGCTACTGTTACTGCTATTGATTTCATAAGTTACTTTGGAGGAGGAACAGCATCAGTTCCCAATGTTGGCAAAACTCCACCCTCAATACCTGCTAATGGTGAACCAGCAACACCAAGTATAAATTGTTCTCCACCAACATAAGGTTCACGGTTCTCAATTTGACGAGCCTCGTTTGGTGTCAAAGTTCCCGACATAATTTGTAGTTGTTGCGCACGAATACGAGTCATCAAATCTGCACGCAAAAACTCTGAAGGATTAAACCGCACAACTGTTCCAACAGGCAACAGTTCACTTAAAGTATTTTCTATTCGGCGCACCCAACCAAGCAAAGTGTATTGAAAAAATGATGCACCTAATGCTTCCAAGTTTTGATATGTCTGACTATCGCCACCTGTACCCAAAATCAAATGCAACGGGATACGGTACACACGAGCAATATCACGGATGATTGATTCTTTGTGTTCCAACATTTGCATATCTGCTGCGCTTGTTGTAACTGAACGCCACTTTAAACCGCCTTGCAGTACGGCAGGTCTGCGATGTTTGTAATGGGATTCCTCCCAATTATCTTTAATTTGTTTTGCTTGTTCTGGTGTTATTGATTGATCTGTTTCTAAAACTGATGAAGGTGTTGCGCCTTCCCCATAAAACTGTGCAAGGAATCTATCCATTGCTAAACCCATACCGATTGTGTTGCGTAAAGTTTCTAAAGGTGAAATGCCTCTTAGTTGATTAGGCAAGATCAACCAATGAATACTGCGAATATCTTTGCCATCATACTTTTCTTTTCCAACCTGATAAAAAACTTCACCGCTATCGGTTTCGGTAATTCCTTTTATGGCGTTTGGATGTATGTTGCGCAACTCAACGGGGATACCATCAGAGCCGATTGGTGCATAAATATATGCGTTACCGTGCAACGCAAGAGTGAGCATTGTTTGATGTATGAACTCAAAAATGTTTTGTCTATCGTTGGGGCGCATTAAAACGGATGGTGTTGGTAGCCGTTCAATTCTGCCAACTTTGGTTCGTGTAAGTTCCAACGGCATTGAAGCAATAGAGTCTGCAAGAATAGTTACAGAAGCCAACACCGCACTATGAGCAAACGCTGTTAGTTCTGTTACTGTTTCGCCCGACCAGTTGTTGTAATACGGGCGTGCGCTTATTTGGTTTGGGTCAATACTTGTAGGCAAAGCACGCTGCTCAACCTTTCGCCACAAACTCATACAGCCAAACCTCCGCCAACAATCATTAGAACGCCTAGAACAATAACACTAATAGGCACATTGAAACAGCCGATGCCAACGACTACCAAAATACCGCCAACGATTTCTATTGCTGTTGTAATTGTCTGTTTCAATTTCATCCCCATATATCCAATACTGTAGGTGTTGCCTGATGTGTAGGTCTGCTAGTTGCACGATCTAATGCCATAACCATAGCGATACACGCATCTATCTTACGCCTAGATTTGCCTTTAGACAATCTCCAACCCGTATCTGTCATGCGTTGCGCAGCAGAGAGAACTTGATCTGTGAATGTTGGTGAGCCATCGTGTGCAACCTTTTTGTTCATAATCATTTCGTAGGCGTTACCGCAAGCAGGAATCATCCGTGCTGCTGACTGACCAAACTCCACCATGTTTAGTCCGTCATCAGATAACGCTTCGGCAGAGCGTTGAAAGAACGCAGGGTCATAAGCGAACTCTTGAACCGTATAAGTGTTGTGTAGTTCCCGTAGATAGCGTTCCACATCAGCAACATCAACACCTTCAAGTTCAGGTTGCCAAATCTTTGCACGCATCACATAGCGTTCTCCTTGTGGTTGCACGGTAACAACTGCGATTGTGTC